TATGTTATACAAGCACATCATACAGGAGCTTAAGTATCAAAGACAAAGATTAAACATAAGTACTCAAGCACTTGCACAAAAAATTGGAGTGGCTGACTCATTAGTTACAAAATGGGAATGCCATTCCAAAATTCCTAATGGTACAAATTTAATAAACTGGATCAATGCATTAGGATTCCATGTTAATTTGTATCAATATAAGAAAGCAATAAATAAAAATTACATTCCAAATCCAAAAGATGTGGAGTGGATTAAAAATACATATGGAGAGGAGGTTGACATTGAATACGAAACAGCACAGTTCATCGATTATTACACCGCAAATGGTGGCATTAAAGAAGACTGGGATGCTTGCTTTAGAAACTGGATCAGAAGAAGTATCAAATTCAGAAACATTAGAGGACAAACTAAAAAGGGCAACGCTGTCTACGATTCCACAAGCATTCAAGAAAGACGCAAACGAATCCTTGATGTTGCGGGTATACGAGATACGGTACCAGATGGGAAGAGAGGATTCATTCCCTATAGAAAAAAAGATTGATAAAGATGTACCGAATCTTATCAATCAAATGGCAATTAAAATTACACCTTGTACTAGGCAAGATGTTGCAGTTGCATTAGAAACTATTGCAAGTACCTTTTGTATTAATGTTCCTGATAAAATAGGGTTAGATCAATACTTCCAAATCCTATTAAAATATCCTGCCTTTCTTCTCAAAGATTGCATTGATGATATTATAAAAACTTTCCCGTACCCACGATTACCAATACCGAAAGAGTTTATTGATAGACTTGAACCACCTTACAAGTTTCATTTAGGGTGGCTGCGAGAACTAACAAAAACCTTTTATAGACTTGAAATCTTTAAACAAAAAGCGTATATAAATAGAACAAAGGAGGATTAAACTATGAATACGATTAAAGAAATAAAGACTCCTAAAGTAGAGCATCTCCGTATCGACAGACATATGGGGATTGGAGGATCAGATGCGAATCGAATTATGAAAGGCGATTGGCATAATCTATGGATGGAGAAGACAAACCGAAAAGAACCTGATGACTTATCAAAAGTCTTACCAGTACAACTTGGCATTTATACTGAGCCAGTTAATAAGATATGGCTTGGATATGAACTACAAAAAGAAATTACCGAATACCCTGAATTATATAACAAAAAAGAATTTATGTTTGGACATTACGATGGATGGATTGAAGAAGATCAGGTCCTAATAGAATGTAAACATACCAATTCTAACAATACCATTGACAATGTAGTTAGTACCTACATGCCACAGATACAACATTACTTAATGTTAAGTGAAACACCTTATATTTATTTGTCTGTTATCTTTGGCAATAACCGTTATGAATATTGTAAAATAGATTCAGACAAACCTTATCAAGAAAAACTTTATGAGATTGAAAAATCTTTTTGGAGTTATGTAACATCTGATAAGCCACCTGAAAAACTGGACCTACTTACTAAACAACTACCTAAACTAGCTGGTAAAATAAAAATCAATGATATGATTGCAATAAATTTCGATGACAATCGGGATAATGAATTTATATCATTAGCTAAACAATGGCATGATACTAGAGAACCAGCTAAACAACATAAGTCAATTGGTACTATACTTAAAGATAAAGTACCTGCTAATTGTCGAAGAGCAACTGGTAGCGGGATATTAATTGCACGTTCCAAAGCCGGAATTTTATCCATTAAGGAAGATAAGAAAGGAGAAATACTGAATGGCTAAACAACTTGATAAAAGAGTAACAGACATACTCAAGACATTAGGATTCGATTCTAAAGAATGTCTATGGGATTGTCATGGTGCTTGGGTTATGTACCACAGATACATTGAGATTGCTGGTATTAAATGTAAAGTTAATATCGACAACCTAGATGAAATAGAAACTAATTCCGAGAAAGGAATTGTTTGTATTAAATGTACCGCATCACTTAATAAGATGAAAGTAATTACCTATGGAGAGGCAAGTCCTAAAAATACTAGGAATCCTTATCCATATGCTATGGCTGAAAAGAGAGCAATAGATCGTGCTATCTTAAAGTTAATAGGATTACATGGTTTCATTTATTCTGAAGATGAAATGTCTGATAGTAATAAACCAACTACTTCTACAAATGTAACTACAAATACCACACCTAAAGAACCTAGTACTAACGAAATCTTGGATAAGTTTCAAGCAGAAATAAAAAAATCCAAGTCAGCTAAAGGATTGAAAGGTTATGCTTCAATGTACAAAATACATATGGATCGTGCCAAGAAATCTTCACACGTACTTTATTTACATACTAAGACTATGTATGAAAATAAATACAAAGAACTAAACGGAGGAAAACATACCGATGTATAATTCGATAACAATTATCGGAAATCTTGGTGGTGATCCTGTGATTAGAGAAACACAAAAGGGTAGTAAGTTTGCTACCCTTAGTGTTGCTACTAACAGGACAGTCAAGGGAGAAAGAGAAACAGATTGGCATAGAGTTGTTTGTTGGGATACAAAAATTGCCGAGGTGTTAGAGAAGTATACCCATAAGGGCAGCAAGGTTTTGTTGCAAGGAAGATTGACATATAAAAAATGGGTAAACAAAGAGGGACAAAATGTTGTTACAGCAGAAATAGTTTTGGATAGATTTGAAAGCCAAATGAAATTGTTGGACAGCAAAAGGGATAGCGAGAATGAACTAGCTTCGGAAGAGATAGCTAGTTCAGACGAGCAGACGAAAGAAGTAGATGAAGAACCGATACCATTCTAATGACTAGAAATGAATACAAAGTATATAGTTTTATTAAAGGATTTATTTTCGTTAATAAGATTAGTCCTAGCTATTCAGAAATAACTAAAGGATGTAAGTTCTCCTCAAGGTCCCAATCTTGGGGAGCTGTCCAACGATTAGTTAGAAAGGATTATCTTAAATGTATCGGAGGGTATGGAGATGCAAGAAGAATTATTGTACAACGTGATTATGAGAAAGGAGGTAGTAAGATTGTTAGAAAACCAAAACCAAATTAGTACAGATGCAAGAGTTATTGCTGAAAAAATTATTGAAGCAAAACTAAACAAACCATCTGACTTGGTTAATAAGTTGGCATACTATATTCAGAAAACTTATGATGCTTTTCCAATAGTCAAGAGAGAGGATTATGCTTTGTTATTAAAAGATCACAAAGAGTATATTCCTGATGACTAATAAAAGCAAAAGAAAAGGATACAAAGCTGAATATAATTTAGTAAAGTATTTCAAAAAAAAAGGTTTGTCTGCAAGACGACAACCGATGAGTGGAGCATTGTCTGATTTTCCACACGATATACAAATAAATAATCCAAACATCATAGTAGAAGTTAAAACACGCAAGAATGGTACAGGGTTCAAAACTTTAAAAAGGTGGAAAGGAAATGCACAAGCATTAGCATTACACGAGGACCACGAATACCTAGAAAAAAATTTAATTTGCGTTGATTTAGATTTTTTTATAGATTTACTTTTAAATCATAACGAGTATAGAGTCCCGTATGATTTGGAAGTTAAGGAGAAGCTTAAACACAAAGATTGCTAGGTATGTTGCATTACTTATTTCTATATGTAGTATCTTTATTTTAACTTCTTTTAAGTATAATCTATTTCAAGCTTTAGGATGGTTGCTTGGTGTAATCGCTTGCCTGATGTGGGCGTACTGGGGATGGCAAGATCGTAACCAAGAGGGGTACGGAAGATTCTTAATGGAGATAGTATCAGTTGTACTAGGTGTATGGGGTGTGATAAACTGGTATGGTTAGGTCTTATGAATATAAACATATCACAAAAACTAGGAAGAAACGTAAAGGTAGACATTCTAAACGTGCAAATCCAAAACATAAAAAGGTTAAACGTAGATATAGAGGACAAGGAAGATGAATAATTTTCCATATGAAACACAACTGATACTAATGTTTATTTTTATAGTATTATATATAACAATCAAAATGGTATTTGTTTAGGTATCTTTTTCTACCGTAGGTTTTATTGTTTTAGGAACACACCAGTACTTAATAAAAGTACCAGTTTTATTAACATAATCAGGACCAAGGTTTTGAAATGTTTTAACTGTAGCACTACTACCCATAACTGCACAGCTATACCAATCATCAAATACAACCTTATGTTCTAAGGGTGGATTGCAAGTGTTCATCGCCATTGAGCAGATTTGTAAAGTAAGTATAAATTTCAACATCAACTACCATAATAAATTTTGCGGTACACAACTCTTAGAATGACTATCAATCGTTAAAATTGAGGCATCTATGAGCCATTAAACACTATAAATTGGTAAGGATTAGAATGATAACTACTACACCTATAGCAATAGCAATCTTCTTCTTCTTGGGGCTTAATCCTAGCCACATTTTTTTCATCATTTTCATTGTTTTTACCTATAGTATTATTTCCTTTTAATCAAGTCAGTTGCTTTTAGTCCATAAACGCTAGCTATGACACCAACAAAAATTGTTTGATACCAAAATGGAAGATCAGAAAAGTATTCAAAAAATAATTTCATCTTATCCATAGCAGTTGGATCGTCTGAATAGACTGCTATTGATAACATTACGATTGGCAAACTTAAAAGGACCAAAATAAATTCGTCTTTCCAGTCTGACTGTCTTGCCTCTAATAATTTGCCTGAGTATTCTAACTGTCCTGTACTCATTTTTTCTGCGTGTTTTAATTGAGCATCACTCATCAACATTTTAGTTCGCTGACGATTTTTAAAAATATGTCCGCCTACCTGTGCTACTAATTTGATTGCACTAAATATTGGGAATGCCATCAGTCTTTACCTTTGCAAAAATCATCAAAATTGATGTGGTAGTTTGGTTTTAATACATCTTCAAACCAGTCTTGCCAAAATTGTTGTATTTTCTTTTGATATTCTTGAGCTTTCACAGGTTGTTCCTTTACAACTTTTTCTACTTGTGCTTTCCATTCTGCGTAAGTTGGAATATCTAATTCTAATTTAAACATATTTCTCCTTTCTTTATTTGTTATTTACGTATCCATAAATTCTATTAATATTTTTTTCTACTCCTCTTATTTCACCTTTCATTGTATCAACATTACCTTTAACATTTATTAAAGTAATAAGCGACCAAGTTAAAATAGCAAACAAGGTAGTTACTAAAAATCCTATTATATATTTTAAATCTATTTTCATTTTGCATTACTGACAACTTTCACATTCATTAGTATCATCTATCACAACTCCACCATTATGTTCATAGGTAGCTTGTTCTGCCCTTTCTTGTTCTAATACTTTATAAGCTTTATTCGGATTAGCTTTAGCTAGTTCGTGAATGCTTTTTTTACAGACACATTTAATCTCACCACATATTTTACAAGTAGTCATTAGTGATAAGTAGGTTTAGATTTGTGTATAAAATTATTGTGATTGAATTCAAAATTATTAATATCGCTGAGGAATCTTTCAGCATCCCTTGAGTTAAGGAATCCTGTTGCTGTAATAGTAATTTGAAACATACCATTAGCTAATTCTTTTACTTCATAGCTGTAGGGTACTTGGTAATCATCGATCATAAAAAACCTTTTATCTTAATCAGACCGAGTATACCAACAATAATAGCTCCAATCCATACTATAACTTTCAAACCACCCCTCCCCATAGCCACTTGTTCCTGAAGTTTTACAATATCTTTGGAGTTTTGCTCTACGTCTTTATGAATATGACCTAATTTCTCTTTAATATGTTTAAGAGTAATACGAGTTATAGAGTTTTTATGTTTCCTCATATAACTTCTATATCAAACTTGATAGATTATATAAATGATTTATTATTTAGTTATTATTGCCTATTACCACGTTTCTTTGAAAACATGATGTTTTCCCCCTGTTAAAAAATTAAATGTGGTTTGATTAAAATTTCTTTACCATTTACCTAGCGGACATTTAGCTAAAGAAAGTTTCCACTTTATACCCATAAAACACCCACATTTTTTACAAAATGAGAATTTTTTAGTATTATTATATCGCCAAATATATTTAAGATATTTGCATTTTTCGCAAATAGCTTTTCTTT